TAAAGCTTGGAATTAATTTCATTCTGGATTTGTAGGATGGTTTGCATTTTTTGTTTCTCCCGTGAAAGTTCTTTAAACGTAGCCATCAAAAGTAAGTTTTGTGCCGATATAATTTCCCACTTTTCCAATTGAAAAAATATTTATTTGTAGTACAATCTAACTAACAGAGTTAAATATACAACAAAGTTATATTAAAGTCAAGACTTTTCCGGGGTAAATATGAGAAAAATTTTAAAAGGGGTTGGCGGTCGAATTAAAAGATTAAGAACAGCCAAGAATCTCTCACAGGTAAAATTTGGGGAGTTAATAGGGGTAACGAACACTCACGTCTATTTAATGGAAAAAAGCCTTAGAATGCCTTCTACTTCGCTTCTATGCCTTATAGGGTACAAGTTTGAAGTCAGTGAGGACTGGTTATTCTCTGGGAAAGGTGAAATGTTATCTAAAAAGGGTAAGTTGGTAGGAGTGAAATAAAGAAAGGCTTCTAAGTCTTTATCTTACAAGGGATTTTACTTCTTTACGCAATTCTGCATCTTCCAATTTCCTTCCTTTGCGGAATCCATTTTGAAACCCTCCCAGGTTCAAAGGTTATTTAAAGTTTGATGATAAAGTTCCCAGCGAAGCCCGGAGGCATATTGTTGTGGGCCCCATCCCCACCGTTTGAAAGTGTTGAGCCTGCGTTTGAGTTCGCTGGCGCGCCAGTAATAGTTGGAGAAACGCTACCACCAACGCCACTAGCCCTTTGAGTGTGCGTATGGGATGGCATTTCTGATATCGACAGCGTGTGAGTTTCCGCACCAAAACTTGAACCTTGGGTTGCTGGCAACGTGCCACCTGTTCCCACAAAAGATTTGCCCTGCATATCAGGGATTGTGATCCTTCTATTCGCATCGAAATCAGCCTGGGCCGATCCACCACGGGCAACCGAAGTTCCGGTATTATCCTGAAGAGGCATTTGGGCATTGGCCATGCTGTCCCAAATCAGATTGAATAACTCATTACAATCCGCATTGGCACGAACCGTACCCCCGGAAGCAGCATTGGAAATTGTACCGCCCTTGGCCAGGAGCCATCCAGCGGGTGCTGTCAGACCACCATAAGGCATCATCACAAAGGCAGGCATCCTTACCCCGGCAGTTTCATGGGTTTCAATCTCCCAAACATTCGTACCCTTACTGAGGAATGTAATCTTATCCCCAATTTTTATAAATACATCCTTGCCATCCAAAGTCACAATACTTGCTGAGTTTGTAATTTTTGGGTTTCCGGTAAAAGTGGCATGGACACGCACCCCGGCAATCATGGTTCCAAGGGTGGCAATTGGCCCGGTGTTTCCTGTGATAATTATATTGTTCCCGGTGATTATTGAAAGATCAACCGTAGCGGCAGACGCAATATTTTCACCTTGGGTTTCAAATACTACCCGCGCATTTTCATTGATCCACTGGAAAGTACCAGCCCCCACGTTAAAGCTCAGAAGTATCGTTTGCCCGGCCTTGAATTTTCCTTTGCCCACCGGCTGATCAAAATTACGCTTAATACCTTGGGCACCTAGGCCATCGATATCCAAAGTCACCTCGTCAGCGGTATTTTCAGAGACTACTTGAAAAACAAATTGAGCGTTGTCCCCCAATTCCGTGATGACCGGGTCCCCACTACCGGTAATGGCGTTGATTCCCGTAATATTATCAAGTGCTCTCGTTCCACCTTCGGCGGCGACGTCTATTAACCCGTTATCTAATTCCTGGTATTGCTGCACATTGGCTGAATCTTCCACCTTTATGGAGTATCTACCAGAGAGCCATATTTTATTTACGGCACGTCCAAAAGAATCAGTTCTTTGTGGATTGGCCAAGACAACCGTTAAGGCACGGTTTGAAAAAATGGGGATGGGGCTGATCTTTGGATCTGCGCCTTGGAAGCCAAAATAGAGGAAACCATTTACAATAGGTTTGCCACCTGTGTCCTGCCACACCTGATCTTCATTTAATTTAACGGCCATTTTCCTGGCTCCGAAAAGTTTATGTTGACACAATTAGAACATTGTTATAATATGGATTCTGTAAATGGGTTCCCGGTCCCGCCACCGCATAGGAAGGTGGTTGCCATAAGGTCCTTTCATTCCTCCAAGTATGTGAGGGACCTTGGGTCGGGAGCTTAAAAATAATCAACTAAGGTATTATATTACAAAAGTAAGAAGAATAATAATAATATAAATTGGATGATCATATATGAAAAAGCTTTTTGATTTTCTATTGTCCTTAAGTAAGAAAGCCTATACAGGTAAGATAATCCTGCATTTTCATCAAGGCGCTCTAAAAAAGATCAGCGAGGAAAGGGAAGTGAAAATTTAAATACTCATTCGAATAGGAGATATTAATGCGATTATTAAACAAAATCACTGCGAGTTTTTTATTCATATCCATTTTGTCTTTGGGAGCTTGTATTCAATCAAGTGGTGCCTTAAAAATAGGTCCCGATACTTATTCAGTCTCAGTTCATGCCGCCCCCGTTCAGGGGGGTATTGTGGGTGCAAAAAGGGTGGCACTTAAAGAGGCAAATGCGCATTGCTCATCTCTCAGCAAAGAAATAATGATATCAAATACTGGGTTGAGCAGATCAACTCATTTGCGCGGGGGTACAGCAGATATAACGTTTCTTTGCTTGGATAAAAATGATCCGCAATTAAAAAGACCGGAGTATAAACCGACAAGAAAGGTTATGCCGGATTTTGGCTTTGAGGGGAATATTGATATACAAAATTAACTCCCACGCCATTTTTTGAAAAAAAGCGATATGCATGGTAAAAAATATCAACCCTAAAATGAAAATAATTTCAATCCCAATAACCTTGTATATTAGTATATTTTCGATATGCACAGCAAAACATATCGTTCAACTTGGAAAACACACCTATAATGAAAAAGATGTTCAAAAAGTTTTAGACCTCGCTGATAAGTGAAGCCAGCCCACAAAAGGCAATGGCTGAAACTGAATCAGCAATATTTTCTTATTGGGGCCTCTCCCCAAACTCCACTCAATTTCTAAGGAGAAAACCTTATTTTTAAGGTCAAATGGAAAGGGCCAAAGGTTCATATTCTTCCCCGGCTTCCTCTGCCTTGACTTTTCTTTCCTTTTTAAGTTTTCGCAATGTCGCATTTTCGGTACTTTCCAAGTGTGCTAATAGCCCCGGGTAATGAATTATCTGGTATCCATTCCACTTGGCCACAAATTGCGGATAGACTTTCGCCACTTCATCAGCCATGAATCCAAGGGTGGGTTGGATGCCGATGATGGTATCTTTCGCCGCTGGAATCCAATCCCACTGGTAGGCTTTGATCCCGCCCACCTCACCGATTTCTTCCACGTTTTCTTTCAATGCCGGATCCGAAAAGAATGAAGCAATAATTGGAACCACGGTACCGGCCACTTCAAGGCCTTGGCCGATAGCCGCAGATTTGGCCTGGGCATCGGTGATTATTCCGGAACTTCGGGCTGTCCCTGTTTGGCTGAACAGGTTGGCTACGTTTGCCCCGGCTTGCTGCCCCAGACTCCCCAATTCCAGGCCACCTTGAAGTCCTTGCCCGGCAAGCTGTTGACTTCTGCCAGATAGAATTTGTTCAAGCATCAGTCCAAGTTCCGTGGGAATATTGGCTGCATCCAGAATACCCTTACCTGAACGCAGATTCCCCCCGGCTGCGGCCAAGTTGGTTCCTGCCCTTTCACGTTGTTCGATCAGTCCTCCAAACGCTTCCCCGGAAAAGATTCGGTTCAATCGTTCCCCAAGCCCCTCAATGGTTGCACCTTCCTGAACGTCCGGCAGGGCACCTTGCCCAGCCTGGATGAAGGGGTCCACGTTTGTCTGAGCAATGTCAAACTGCTTTCTTATTTCTTCAATTCCTTGAAGATTCGCTGCCGCTTGCGCTGAAGCAGCATCACCGCCTGCACCTTTTCCAAAACTCATGGCATCACCATTTCAAAAAATCTTTCGTTTTTGTTTTCACCCGTGAACCGCATTCCGGCATGGGTTGCGATCCGGTGGGCCGCTTTGTTATCTACCGGGATCCCGGCATAAATATATTTCTTGACAGTGTTGTTATAAATCCACTTGAACGCAGCCTTTGCACTTTCAACAGCTTTGCGGCCACGGCACTTCGGCCCCATATCTGCATGAATTCTATACCCATATTTATATTTGTGCAATGTCCACAGGCCCAGATCATGCTTGCCATCGGTTTCGATCAGATAGATAACCTTGGCAGAGATTACCAGCGGCCACCCGGCCAGCCTTCGCACTCTCCTGTAATCGAAAGTTCGTTCAATCATTATTCCATTTGATCCAAAAGCAATGCCCAACGTGAGCCATATATTCCCAATAGGTACAAAAAAAGTAAGGAGCATATTTATCACAATAAGGGCATTTAGGAATACTTGTTTCAATTTTTATCATGAAATCACCGCCCTATCTGAGGTTCTACGCCAATTGGTGCCATCCCAAAAGGCTGGTGTGGAACCGCCCACATCATCGGTAACGAAAATCAAATATCTTCCGCTGGTATCAACGGGAGTAGGAAGGGCTGCCTTCGCATAAACTTGAAGCCTCACCCCGGCAACCCCCAGAAGAAACCCGTTCATCTTCAGAACGATATCATCCATGAAGGTTTGCATTCTACTGGATGCCACTTTCCCATCGACAATGGGACTTCCTGCATCTGGCTTGGTTACGAGTTGATCTGTCATGAAAACCTTCCCACCATATAATCACTAGCAAATGAAACATCTTCCGTGGTGAACAATCGAACGGAACAAAAGCCATCATAGGTGCCCAATCCCCCAGGCGGTTCCCATTGAAGCTTATCGAAATACTTACCCAAGGCAGCCGTTTCCCTGAAGAGGGTTGGCCCGAACTGCACGTTATCCCGGCTCATTCGAAGCCCCACAGATTTTACCGCTGTATTGAATCCCTGGGATATCCCAAGTTCCAGCATATCCAGCGCAAAGTATTCCGATTGCGGGTTCCGGATCGGGAACTGAAGCAGCCGGGTAATCCGGTTGCCATATTGGGTATTGATCTTATCGAAGCGGCCAGTCAGGTTGCTGAAAGCCGTATAATATTTCTTGTTGAATTGGGTGATGAAGCCGCCCCCCCATGGCCTTGAAATGCCATCGAACACGGTATCCAGGCGATTCCATTCCCCCCGGTAATAAGCCAGAGAATCATCACGGAAAGTGAAGGTGGCCAGTTCATAGCCCTGCCATTTGATTCGATTGGTGATCACTTCACTCAATTCAGTAAGCGTGTATTTATCCATAATTTCATCCACCTTGGCATTCGAAATCTTGTTGGCACCCCCGGAAACCAGTTCATAAATTCCATAATCCTGTTCCTGTTCCCGGCCCACAAAAAGAATGGTGTTGGCGTATTTCTGCCTTCCCCCGATATAACCAAAATCCACCCGTGTTCCATCCAATCGAACATACGGCACCGGAGTTTCCCCGGTATCTCTAAAGAATTCAATGGATTGGGTTCCCATCACACCCACGGTGTTTCTTAATTCAAATATTCCGCTTAATTTATCAGGACGTTCTTCGGCATCAAAAAAGGAAAGTGGCTGGATAGTTCCACCATCCCCCACATCAGAGAATTTCACCAGGGAACCATCAGCAGCCACATAAAGGAATCTGCCATCCTGATGAAGCACATCCACGAATGGCACGAAGTTGGCCTCGCCGGATGTGTCAACCAATACATCAGCCGCATCCAGCGTGTAGGATTTTCCACCCTTCACAATGATCACCGTTTCATTGTTCCCTTCGGCAGACACTATAACTTCAGATCCTTCAATGGCTCCGATGGTGCTGAAGGCCCCGGTATCAGGATCAGTGATCTTGATCAGTTTATCGGCACTCACCTGGTACATCGATCCGTTCCACACGAAGTTCCCCCTGGCTGTCCCTAAGGTGGTATTTAATTGAGTGATGCCAGGGATCGGGATCAGTTCGCCATCACCGTTATTGAAGAAATTGAGCATATCAATATTGGTTTCAGGCAGATCCACGGATCCGCTGATGCCAGGTGGAAATGGGAGTTTTGAAGGTTCAGCCACTTATCGTTGAATCCTTTCCGAAGAATCGTTTTGCATCCACACCCTTTGAATTGCCGGCACCCTTTGGCAATGTGCTGGAAGGCACGGCATCGGGTACGCAGATTTCCTGATACAGCAATTTGATCATGGCCAGTTCCTTGGCAGCAGCCGTTCTGAGATCATCGGAGATCGGCCTCTTGTAGGCTGTGGCCAGAAGGATGGCCAGGTTGAACACAATCCCATTCCGGGCATCGGCAGGTTCGTGCAATTGATCACCTTCTACCTGAAGAGGAACCAGGTTCATCTTGATATCCATGGAGATCCACATCTGGATCATGGAATTGAGCCGTTTCAAACCATGATTGATCTGTTCCGGGCTGGCAGGCACAACCACGGAAACGATCTGGCTTTCTTGAAGTGCTTCAGTGATTATTTCGGTTCCATCACTCATAATTCACCTTTTTTGTTATGCTGCTTCCGGCTGGACTGGGACATTCTGTTCGGCTTCAATTTCCTTCCGGGCTTCTGCCTTGGCTTCGTCTTTGATCTTCTGAAGTTTGGCAGCCTTTTCAGCCTCTAATTCTGCGGATGCTTTCGGCTTCCGGGGATCATCATCCGGCAATAGATTTTCATTACGAACCCAGTCTTCGGGAATTTCGTTTTCATAATGCCAGCCTTCTTCATCATGTTTCGGGCCGTAACAATAAACCTGATTTGGCATCTGCATATAAAATACCTCCATTTTTAAAGTTAAGGGTTGCCACCCACCCCAAGGCAGGTGGCATTCCCATAAAAATACCTGGATTGGATCAGGTCTGTTTAGACAGGAGAACACCACACATCTGTTCGTTCAAGATGTTGGCATTCATCCACATGGTTAAACGATACTCAGTCCCCAGACTGTCTCTTATACACATCTGACGCTGCCGACGAAGAGGA